TGATAACTGATATAATGGAAAATCCTATCGAGGTTATAAAACATAAAATAATATCAACTCCTAGATTTGGTGCTTTAGGTGTAAGATATAAAGAAAAAGAATTTAGTGTGTATAAAGGAAGTCAAAGAGTAACAAGAGCTTTACAATTAGGTTATACACATATAGAGGCAATAATTAATGAGTAATGATGCATATTTGGGAAACCCTAATCTTAAAAAAGTAAACACTCCTGTAGAGTTTACACAAGAACAGATTGTTGAATATCAAAAGTGTGCCAATGATCCTCTATATTTTATGGAAAACTATATAAGGATTGTATCACTTGACGAAGGACTTGTACCTTTTAAAATGTATGACTTTCAAAAGAAGATAGTTAATACAATTCATAATAATAGATTTACAATATGTAAACTTCCAAGGCAGTCAGGTAAATCAACAACAACTATTTCTTATCTATTACATTATGCCTTATTTAATCCTAATTCAAACATAGCCCTACTTGCCAATAAATCATCTACTGCCAGAGATATATTAAGTAGATTACAATTAGCCTATGAAAATTTACCAAAGTGGATGCAACAAGGTGTTATTAATTGGAACAAAGGTAATATTGAATTAGAAAACAAATCAACCATTGTGGCGGCCGCTACTTCTTCAAGTGCTATTCGAGGTGGTTCTTATAATATAATATTCCTTGATGAGTTTGCTTTCGTTCCTACAAATATTGCCGAATCTTTCTTTAGTTCAGTTTATCCTACAATATCATCTGGTAAAAATACAAAGATGATTATTGTATCAACCCCTTATGGTATGAATCAGTTTTACAAATTATGGACAGATGCTGAAAATAAAAGAAACGATTATATACCTATAGAAGTACATTGGTCGGAAGTTCCTGGTAGAGATGAGGCCTGGAAAAAACAAACAATTAGAAACACATCACCTGAGCAATTTCAACAAGAGTTTGAATGTGAATTTTTAGGCTCTGTTAATACACTTATAAGTCCTGCTAAAATTAAAAATATGGCTTATATGAATCCTTTAAAGTCTTCAGGTAGTGTAGAAGTATTTGAGGCACCAATCAAAGGTCACACATACATATGTACCGTTGACGTATCCAGAGGTGTGGATAAAGATTATTCTGCCTTTATAGTATTTGATGTCACACAAATGCCTTACAAGGTGGTGGCCTTATATAAAGACAATGAAGTAAAACCATTTGTCTTTCCTAATATTATAGAACAAGTCTGTAAAGGATACAATAGAGCACATATATTAACCGAAGTCAATGATATAGGCCAACAAATTGCTGAAGCTTTACAGTTCGAAATTGAATATGACAATCTTATGATGACAACTCAAAAAGGTCGTGCTGGTCAAATACTAGGTGCTATGTATAGTGGCCGAGGTACATCTTTAGGTGTTCGTATGACTAAACAGATTAAACGAATAGGTTGTGCCAATATAAAGACATTGATAGAGGGTGACAAATTAATAATTAACGCCTTTAAGATTATAGAAGAAATATCTACCTTTGCTAAAAGAGGTCAAAGTTATCAGGCCGAAGATGGGGCAAATGACGACTTGATGATGTGTTGTGTTATATTTGGCTGGGTGTCAAATCAACCTTATTTTAAAGAATTAACTAACACAAATGCTCGTCAACAAATGTATGTGGAACAACAAAATTTGATAGAGCAAGATATGGCTCCGTTTGGATTTTTAGATGATGGTATCAATGACCACGAACAGGCTACAGTTGATGAATACGGAGATGTATGGCATCCGGTAGATATTCGTAAAGGTATGTAATTTTGTGGTATTATAAATATCTACAAGAATGAAACTTTGACTATGGGCGTATGAATAATACGAGTTTTGAACAACAAAAATGCAATTAGCTAATTAAAAGAGGAGAATAAACCTATGGCATTTCAAGTATCACCAGGTGTTCTCGTACAAGAAAAAGACTTAACTAGAATTATACCTGCAGTATCAACATCTATTGGTGCTATTGCTGGCGAATTTCGTAAAGGACCTTTAGATGAGGTCGTGGCTATCTCTAGTGAACAAGAGCTTGTAGATACGTTCGGTAAACCAGATTCAAATAACTTTGAATATTTTTTTACTGCTGCTAACTTTCTACAATACTCTAATGCTTTAAGAGTAGTACGAGCTACCAATTCAAGCGTAACCAACGCTACTGCTAATGGTTCAAGTATAACTATCAATAATAATGATGACTATACTTCAAACTATTCAACAGGTCAAGCGGCTGTTGGTGCGTGGGCAGCTAGAACAGCAGGAGCGTGGGGTAATAACCTATCTGTTTCTGTTTGTGAAACAGCAACTGCCTTTGAAGAACAAGGCGTAACAACTGTAAACGACTCTGCTACAGCAGTTGGCGACACTACAGTAATATTAACAGATTCATCAGGTATCGCAGTAGGCGACATTGTAGCATTTTCAGCTACAGCGGCTACAAACGATTATACTGACGGATTTGAATATAGAGTAACAGCAAACGACTCAGGAACTAACACGATTACTATTGTAAGAAAAGAATCAGGAACAGGCGGATTAAATGCTGCTTTAACTGATGGTGTTAATGTTAGAAGAAGATGGAGATATTATGACTCTGTTGACGGTGCTCCTGGCACTTCACCTTATGCTTCAGCAAGAGGTGGTTCTAATGATGAAATGCACGTTGTAGTCATTGACGAAGACGGTGGTATTTCAGGTACTGTTGGTCAAGTAATTGAAACTTACTCTAAAGTATCAAAAGGTGCTGACGCTAAAACAAGCGAAGGCGGAACAAACTACTATCCAAGTGTTATCTTTAATAGATCAGCATATATTTACTGGATGGATCACTCAACACTAGGCGTTACAAATGGTTTTGGTTCTAATGTTGCTAACAAAGATTTTGATAGCACATCAGCAATTGAATTACCAGTAACAAACTCTCTATCTGCAGGTTCTAATGGTACAGCTGTAACAGCAGGCCAATTAAAAACTGCTTATGAGAAGTTCCAAGACGCTGAAACTGTTGACGTTGGTTTAATCATTGGTGGTAAAACACCTAATGAAACAATTGGAACTCCAGGCGATGGTAAAAATCACGTAAATGATCTTTTACAAATTGCTGAGGACAGAAAAGACGCTATTGCGTTTGTTTCACCTCCAAGAAACCACGTTGTTGATATAACTAATACAACTACAATCACTAATAATATCATTAACTTCTATGAAGATATTAATTCTTCTTCATATGTTGTTTTTGATAGTGGTTACAAATATATGTACGACAGATATAATGATGTATATAGATATGTACCATTAAATGGTGATATGGCTGGTTTGGCTGCTAGAACAGACTTAACAGCTGACGCTTGGTACTCACCTGCTGGCTTTAACAGAGGTCAAGTAAGAGGCGTAGTTAAATTAGCTTACAATCCAACTAAAGCACAAAGAGATCAATTGTATCCTAAGAGAGTTAATCCTGTGGCATTTTTCCCAGGACAAGGTACAGTTCTTTTCGGTGACAAAACTGGATTATCAGCGCCGTCTGCATTTGATAGAATCAACGTAAGAAGATTGTTTATTGTACTAGAAAAAGCAATCTCTACAGCTTCTAAATTCCAACTCTTTGAGTTCAATGATGAATTTACAAGAGCTAACTTTAGAAATATCGTAGAGCCATTCTTACGAGAAGTACAAGGTAGACGAGGTATCACAGACTTCCTAGTAGTATGTGATGAAACTAACAATACAGGCGAAGTAATTGACCGTAATGAGTTTATAGCAGAAATCTTTATTAAACCTGCTAGATCGATTAACTTTATTACACTTCAATTCATCGCAACCAGAACTGGCGTCAGCTTTGACGAAGTTGCTGGCGGTTAATAGTAGAGAAGGAGAATAAAATATGCCAAACATAAACGACTTCAAAGCTAAACTTGCTGGCGGTGGCGCAAGAGCCAATCAGTTTAAGGTAATAATGCCTTTTCCTGGTTACGCACAAGTTGGTGGCGAAATAGAAGACCTAGCTTTTTTATGTCAAGGAACATCAATTCCAGCTATGACGGTTACAAATGTAAACGTAGCCTTTAGAGGTAGAAACATAAAAATAGCAGGTGATAGAACAATTGATGAATGGTCTGTGACTGTTTACAATGACACAAACTTTAAGTTAAGAAATGCTTTTGAAAGATGGCAAAACGGTATCAACAATATGTCTGATAACGAAGGCTTAACTAATCCAGTTGATTATCAAGTGGATGCGTTTGTAGATCATTTAGACAGAAATGGTAATACAATTAAATCCTATACGTTGAGAGGAGCATTCCCGACATCTATTGGTGAAATTGCATTAGACTATGATGAAAAAACGGCTATTGAAACGTTCCCGGTAACATTTCAATACCAATACTTTGAAACAAATACTACAACTTAATATTAGTAAAGGTGGCCTGGTTCTCCAGGCCGCCTTTTTAAAACTCTTATAAGTAGTAGTAAGGAGAATATAAATTATGGCTGAATTATTTGGATTTAGTATTACAAGGGCTAAAAAACAAGCCGATCCAAAACAAAGTTTCACAACAACCCAAGCAGATGACGGTACACAAACGGTTGCCGCTGGAGGTTATTTTGGTCAGTACCTTGATATGGAAGGTACGGCAAAGAGTGAGGCGGATCTAATACGAAGATATAGAGAAGTAGCTTTACACCCCGAGTGTGATATGGCAATTGAAGATATTGTCAACGAAGCTATTGTCGCTAATGAATTGAAAGATGCTGTAAGAGTAAATGTATCAGATTTGCCTTACGGACAGGAAGTAAGAAGAAAAATAGAAGACGAATTTAAACAAGTATTAAGATTATTAAATTTTAATACAAAAGGCCACGACATCTTTAGAAGATGGTATGTAGATGGCAGAATTTATTATCACAAAATTATAGATAGAAATTCACCTGTAAAAGGTATTACAGAATTAAAATATATTGATCCTCGTAAAGTTAAAAAGATTAGAGAGATCAGAAAGAAAAGACCAGACGGACCTGTTCCACACGGTTTAACAGTTGTTGATGAATATGTTGAATACTTTGTTTATAATGAAAAAGGTGTTTCTGGTTCAACTTCAGGTGCTGGTATTAAAATAGCACCAGACACAATTGCTTTTTGCCCTTCAGGATTAATTGACCAAAACAAAAATATGGTATTGTCTTATTTACATAAGGCGATTAAACCTGTTAATCAATTAAGAATGATAGAAGACGCTACTGTTATTTACAGAATAGCAAGAGCACCAGAAAGAAGAATATTTAAGATTGACGTTGGTAATCTACCAAAAGTAAAAGCTGAACAATATCTACGTGATGTAATGGCAAGATATAGAAACAAACTTGTTTATGACGCTTCTACAGGTGAGATTAGAGATGATAGAAACTATATGTCAATGTTAGAAGACTTTTGGTTACCAAGTAGAGAGGGTGGTAGAGGTACAGATATTACTACACTACCTGGCGGCCAAAATTTAGGAGAAATTGCTGATATAGAATACTTTAGAGCAAAACTTTATAGAAGTTTAAATGTTCCGGCAAGTAGATTAGAAGCAAATCAAGGATTTAATTTAGGTAGAGCTTCAGAAATTACTAGAGATGAATTGAAGTTTACTAAATTTGTTCAAAGATTAAGAAAGAAATTTACTGAACTTTTTAATGATTTATTAAGAACACAATTAATCTTAAAAGGTATCATAAGTGAAGACGATTGGTACACAGTAAGAGATAGTATTAATTATGATTTCTTACAAGATGGCCATTTCGCCGAATTAAAACAAACAGAAATGTTAAGAGAAAGATTAGCGTTGGCCAATGAGATGAGAGATTACATTGGTAAATTCTTTTCAGTAGAGTATGTTAGAAAAAATGTACTTAAACAAAACGAAAGAGAAATTGAGGATATGGACAAACAAATCAAAAAAGAAATTGATGACGGCATTATTGCTAGTCCTACAGCTCAATCTTCCGATATAGAAAATATATAAAAGGAGTAAATTATGGCAGATATAAATGACAACACAAAAAACTTTATAGATCAGTTATCACAAGGTAACAGCGTAGATGCTGGAGAAGCATTTAAAGACGCTTTAAGAGATAAAGTAGCAAATGCTTTGGATAATGCTAGAAAAGATATTGCTGGTAATATGTTTAATGGAAATGTTGAGGCAGCAGATCATAGCGACCCTAAACCGGTTGTAGCAGATCCAGGAACTTTTAATCCAGACGGTTCAATTTCGCCAACTACAACAGCAGGACAATCTGCTGATGGTGAGGCACAAATAGACTTATCACAAGGTGTAGAAGATGCAGGTGAGCCGAATAGTTAAAGAAAACTTACAAATTGATTCTAAAGCATTTAAGGAATTAAGTCCTAAAATGAAAGAAGCTGTAAGTGATATATTTAAATTGATTGAAAAAGAACAAGGTAATGCTATTAAACGATTTGAAAATGCTGTTAATAAGATAGCAGAATTTCATAATATTAACGTAGAACAATTTGATGAATATTTTGATAAAGAAATATTAGAACAATTAGGAGAAAAATAAAATGGCAACAGTTATAGTTAAAGGAGAATTTGTAAATAATCCTTCAACAAACAATATTGGTAATGCTCAGTTTGTACATTGTGTTGCTACAGGAGCTGCTCAATCAGTTGTAGTAAAAAATGCTAGTGGTACTACATTAGGAAATATTTACTTACACGCTGCTGGAGATTCAATGATAATTGAAAAAGCACCGACTGATACAATTACTATTGTAGATGGTCACGCAAGCGCTGTAGGTTCACCAAGAAGTTAATTATGACCATATCTACGACCAAGTTAGTTGATGATGATGATAAAATTATTGTTAATGCTAATGGTGTAGGTAGTGAAACGGAACAAACACTTGTTGATGTTGTAAATTCAAACAACGCTTCAAGCGAACCAAAAGTTTCAATTGCTAACATTCAATACGAAGTTGTTGGCACAGGAGATGTAACTGTATTTTTTAAAGGTGATACATCAAAAAGTGTTATAATAAATGGTAGAGGTAATTATGGCCTTAAACCAAGTGAAGAAAGAATTAAAGACGCAATAGGAGATATTTTATTAACAAGTGACTCTAACGTTACAAAATATAATATTGTTATAGAGGCACAAAAGGAATCGGGTTATACAAATGGCTGATACAGTAACAACACAAACAATCGCTGACACATCTGGTGTTAAGTTTGTAACTAAATTAACAAACTTTTCAGATGGTACAGGCGAAACTTTAGTCAGAAAAGTTGACGCTTCTGAACTCACTTTTATGACCGAAGATGGCAATAGAAAGATTAGTAAAATTTGGTTTTCAATTAACACAGCAAACTCAAAATCGGCCGTAGAATTAATATGGGCTGGTGCTACAAACGCTACTGCTATGTTATTGTCAGGACAAGGTTATTTTGACTTTAGACCTGCTGGTGATGAAATACCAAACAATGCTACAACACCAACTGGTGATGTATTATTATCAACTAAAAACTTTGCTAACGGTGATAATTACACAATAATTGTAGAGTTTAGATAAAAAAGTTTATAAATATATACATAAGAGAGAGAATTTATGAAACTTATTTCCGAAGAAGTACAAAACGCCGAATATCTTGTAGAAGAAAATAACGGCAAAAAAGAATACAAGATAAGAGGTGTATTCTTACAATCTGAAATTAAAAATAGAAATGGAAGAGTCTATCCAACTGAAGTGTTGGTTAGAGAAGTGAACAGATATACAAAAGAATTTATCAATAAAAACAGAGCCTTTGGTGAGTTGGGACATCCAGACGGACCAACAGTTAATTTAGAAAGAGTTTGTCATATGGTTAAGTCTTTGAAACAAGACGGCAAAGATTTTATTGGTGAAGCAAAAATTATGGACACACCATACGGAAAGATCGTAAAAGGTCTTATTGACGAGGGTGCTCAATTAGGAGTATCTAGTCGGGGTATGGGGTCTTTAATACAAAGAAACGGTGTAAACTATGTAAAAGATGACTTTTACTTAGCTACGGCCGCTGATATTGTGGCAGATCCATCTGCTCCAGATGCTTTCGTTGAAGGCATTATGGAATCAAAAGAGTGGATTTGGGACAATGGTGTACTCAAGGAAAAAGACATAGAATCTTGGAAAAATCAAGTCCGTACCGCTAGACAGCGTTCACTAGAAGAGGCTAAATTAAAAGTCTTTGAATCGTTTCTTAAAAAGCTATAGTTTTATAAATATATACTACAAAGAAAATTTATAAACGTTTATAAAGAAAAAAGGAGATTTTCAATGGCCGAAACAGAAAAAAAACTTGAGGCG